ACGGCCTGGCCGTTGGACAGCGCCGTACCGTCGGCGAACACCGGGTCGTAGGCAGAATCCAGCTGCAAGTAGGTCAACGTGGCCATTACGGGCACCCCAGGGCCACGGCGCGCGCCGCGACGGCGGCGTTCAGCGCGGTCAGGTTCGTGGTCAGCGTCGCGAGCTGCGACGTGTAGCTGGTCTGCGACGTCACTATGAGCGATATCACGCTGGTTACCCAGGTGATGACTTCCGACAGGTTGCCAGGTGTGATCACCAGCGGCGACAACTGCGCCAGCACGCTTGTGACCGTGGCGATCTCCGCCTCCAGCGAGGCCACGGCGTCGGCGCTGGCCGCCGTAAGTTGGTCGCACGTGGCCGCGCCGTTGACGGCCGCGATCTGCGCCGAGAAAAAGGCCGGGTTCGTCAGCGAAGTCCCTTGCGGTATCATGCTTGCGCCTCGTCAGTATATGTTGGTTATGATCCCGTCTTGCACCGTGACAACCTGGCCCGTGGGCGTGGTGAAGCTGCCCGTGGCCCCGTTGCCGACCTGCAGGTTCTGCGTGGCCACCACCAGCGGCGCGTTGAGCGTTATGCCGGAACCGGCTACGTCTATGAACACGGTACCGTCGTCGCTGCGCACTTGCAACGAGTCCGTAGAATAGTTTTCCAGCGCGTTGGGCTTGCTCCACAACCCTGGATAGAAGCCGCAGTCGTGGACGTAGTGGTGGCGCACCTCGTTCTGACGCTGGCTGCCGCTGCTGACGCCGGTGTTGTCCGCCACCGGGCTGTTCGCCTGCCCGTTGGCCCACCAAAAGTCGATGCACGCGTCGCAGAAGACGACCATGCCCTCGTCGCCCTTTTTCAAGGGCAGCGTTATGGAGTAGCCGCCGCCACGCGGGGTCATGATCGGGACGTGCACGATCGGCGGCACGTCCCACCACTGGGCCTTCTGGCCGCCGCTCGCGCCGGCGGCGCCGAGCGCGCTGGCCGCCGCAACCGCGCCGGTCGGCACCACCCGCACCCGCTCCTGTATCGCCAGCTGCACCGTGACGGTCTGGTCAGCGCCCAGGTCCTCGGTGAGGAACCCTGGGCAGGCGCATCGCGTCTCCATCAACGCCTGCCGTACGAACTGCCGCCACTGCTCGCCCTGCGTGCGGATCACCTGGCTGGGCGTCAAGGCCAGCAGCGGGTTCTGCCCTGGTGTGTCTACTGGCACCGCTCGTCCTCCTCGCCGCTAGCCTGTGAACATGTTGAGGTACGCCTGCGCGTACGCCGTGCTCCACCCCGTGACCTCGGTGTTCCACTCGTTGCCGCGTGTATCACCGGTGTGCCGCACCTGGGCCACGAAGAACTTCGGGTTGGACGTGAGCGGCGCGGGTAGCTCGCTGTTCGGCGCCGGGTTGCGGGTCAGCAGGTTGATCTGGGTGCGCACCAGCTGCACCAGCAGCGGCGGCATCTGCACCTGCAGCCGCGGGTCCAGCAGCACGTTGAACGTGGCCCCCTGCGCGAATTGCTGCGGGGTGCCCACTATGCTCATATTGGTGCCGGCGGGCAGCCCGGCGGCGCTGCCCACGCTGCCAGGCGGAAAAGGAGGGCTGTAGATCAGGTTCGGCGTCAGGGAGGCGTCGTTGTTGCCCATCTCGCTGATGTAGGTCTTCTGACCGTCAGTCCACGTCTGGACAAGGTTGCTGTCGGCCAGCTGGCCGAAGTACCTGCTGACCTTCCCGAACACCGTGTTGCCGCGCGGGTACTGCGTCGCGGTCATACGCTGGAACGCCACCTGGCCCTGCGTACCACTACCTGGGTTCACCGGCGGCAGGTTGGCCTCTTGCACCATGCGCGCCACCAGCTGCTGCTGCGTGCTGAACTGCCCCATGGAGAAGCTCAGCATGTCCGTCGGCGCCACGTTGGGGAACACGACGCAGTGCAGCGTCAACTTCTGGTCCACCACATTCTCGCGGGTGAACAGCACCTGGAACACAGGCCCGGCCCAGATGACCGAGCTCACTTGCGGCCCGAACTGGTAACCGGCCTTCAGCACCGCCCAGGTGGCGTTAACGGTGATGTTCTGCGCGGTCTGGTCGTCGAGGTTGTACACGCTGATGTCCGCGTACCACAGCGGGTCGGTGTTCATGGACTGCAGCACGTCGAACGTCACGCGCAATGGTTCCGGCGTCCAGCTGCTGGAACCTATGGTTGTCGTCTGCGCCCCGCCGCCCTCGGTGGCGCAGGTGATGGCCAGCTCCCACGCCTGGCCCCATAGCGGCGTTCCTGACGACGCATTTGTCATGGGTGCAGATACCCGGCGATGACGGTCAGCCCTGTGTCGGAACCGCTCCCGATGGTCCATGTGGGATTGATCGCGGCAGTGCTCGAATCAACCAGGTAGGCAAAGAGCACAGGCGGCGAGAAAACCTGCGTCTGCGTCGGCTCCGTAAACCCGTCATTGATCGTCCACGTATGCGAAATGTTTCCGAAAAAAATCATGCCAATCAGCAGCTCGTTCGCCTGTGAAGGCGTGACCAACCCCGCCTGCGCAGTGGCCGCCGTGGCGTAGGACGCGCTTGCCTGCACCGTGGTGTCGACAACTGATGACGTGGTGAGCGTATTTTTCCAAGCCGAAAAACCACAGGTCTCGCTGCCGGGCGTCGTCCACGTCATCGACCCGCTCGTCGTCGGCGCGTAAGCCACGTAGAACTGCCCGTACGCGCTGCCAGCCGGGTAATTCGGAGCCGTGGCGAAGGTGGCGTGATAGGAGTTGCTCGACGAATCACTGGGCGCGGCCAGAGCTCCGCTCGAGCTGGCACCGCACGTGGCGATCAGCAGCGTGGCGCCCGTCGTGCTGATCGCCGGCGAGGTTGTCCCGCTGTAGCCGGAACACCACGAACAGGTCGAGGAGATGAAGCCGGGCACCGCACCGCCAGCCTGCTGCGCCCCTACTATCGCCTGCAGCATCTGCGCGTCTTTCGCTGGGGCAGCGAGTAAAATGGTGAGTGAAGACAAAACCGCCAGCTTCCACATGTCAATCCGTCCAGGTACCATTGTAGGAAAAAACAGCGTAGTGATTCGCGTCGTAGCCCACGTAGCAGATCGCGTCCGTGGCCGCGCCGCCGGAAACTTGCGTGTGGTTCGCCGTCCCCCACGATGCGTGGCTCGTCAACTCGTAGTAGTTTCCAGAGCCAAGCGCTGCCATGGTGATAGCCGTGGACACGCCTGGGGCGTTCCGCACGCAAAGCTGGGTCACCGGACTCGCGGAAGGCGTCAGCGGGGTAACGGTGCAGGTCGTGGTGCAGATGACGTAGGCGTTGTCCTGCGTCACCGAGATGGACCCACTGCTCACAATCACCTGCAACGGAAGCGTGCCGATGCTGAAGAACGACCTGACATCGGTGATCGTCGTGATGGTAGAAGACCCGGCGACGACCGTGGCGATCGGAATCTGCGCGGACGTGAAGCCGGTTGTGTTCGACGCAGGGGCGCACGACACGGTGGAGTCCAGGTAGACGTAGTTGGTCTGGCTGGCTGTCATCGTCAACGTGCCGGCCGCGTAGGTGACGATGGTTCCGTTGCAGAAAGCGGTGCCGCCCGCGATGTCGAGAGTCAGCCCGGACCCGGCGGTCGGCCAGTAGCCGGTGCCCACCCCGTTGTTGTACTTCGCGTTGTAGCGCTGCAGCGGCGCGGTATTGGTGTAATTCTGCTGTGCCGACAACGCCGAGACAACGACCAGCACCGTCGCCAGCGTCAAGCGTCGCATCATACCCACGCCCCCTTTCCAAGCATGTAGTCGTCGGCTCGCCTCACGCCTTCGCCACAGTCACGCATCTGGCACACCAGCCGCGGGTCCACCAGCTCGGGATGCACCCACCAGTCCTCGCAGCTTTCGTACTTGTTGATAGCTACGTCGCCCACCACCAGCACGTAACCGTGCGAGCGCAGGTAAGCGCGGCTGCGATCTCTGATGCCTAGAGAGCGGTAAGCGTCGTGCTCAAAGGTGACGACGGCGAAGCGGTGCCTATCAAACGGCAGTCGCAGCAGTGTCTGCAACGAGCCCAGCGGCGGTTCGATGTCGATCTGCAAGTAGTCATAATCGCCAGTCAATACGCCAAGGTCGAACCTGGTCGCGTCGACCTCCAGGAACTTGCATGTTCGGATACCACGGAACTTTTCTACCAGATCGTGATTGACGTCGATCGAAAGCCCGGTCCATCCCAGCTCCTCGAGCAGCTTCGTGTTGCTTCCATTCACCGGATCGCCGCACCCGATCTCGAGAAAGACGCCGTCGCGCTTACCGTTCAGCATCGTCAGCACGAACATGTCCTGGCACAGCTCGGAGTAGTTCTTATCAATCTCTCGCGCACCGGTGAACTTCACCCGCAACCGCTCATACATGTCGGCGCGGTAGGTGAGCGGGCTGTGCCAGACAGTACCGTCCAGGTTGGTCAAATTATTGTCGACCGCCGCGATGTGAATCGGCAGCATGGTAGGGTCGCGCTTAAGCTGGCGCAGCAAGTGCAGAGATTCGTCGAACAAGCCTATCCACCACCCGGCCACCGCGCGCTCAAAGGTGAAGCCATACCGCCCCGGGTAGTCGACGTTGGTCCGCAGGGCCGTGGCGCCGCTACACCGCCCCGCCACCTGGTCACCCATAACCGCGAAGGTGTAGGCCTCCTGCCACTCCTTGTCCACCTCGTACAAGCGGCTGAGCAGGAAGTACGCCTCTGGCCGTTCCGGCAACAGCGAGATGGCGCGCAGCAGTATGCCCTTGCACATGTAGACGCGCCCGCCCAGCCTGGTAAAACAGTTGGCCAGGCGCAGCAGCGCTTCGTATGCCAGCAGGTCAGTGTCGGCGTGCACCGCCGCGCGCACGTAGAAGCCGGCCGCGGCAGCCACGTGACCGTAATCCTCGTAGTCGAGCCCTAGCGCGAAGTTGTATTCCGCGTTCCTGGGATCGTGCAGGTAGTTACGCAGGTGCTCCATCGTCAATCCTTGCCCAGAATTGCCGGTATCATCGACGCTGGGATGCGCAGGATGAACGAGCAGTTGTCTTGGAAGGCGAACGTCACCAGGAGGTCCTCACCGCTCAACGCCAGGCCGCAGCAAAACTCAATCTCGCCATCCATGAAAGAGAACGCCTCGCCTACGTGGACGCCGCTCCAATCCAAATTCCAGGTTACGAATCTCTGGCGGTAGGCCGCGTTCTTCTGACCACTCCTGTTCCACTTAAGATCGCACTCGTGGACGAGGCACACGTAGAAGCCGCGCCAGCGAATAACCTGGGAACCGCCGCGCAGGTCTGGCAGGCCTGGAATCTTCGCAGTCTCGTCGACCGGCCGCGCCTGCACTGCCTCGAGCGCCTTGAGATCGACCTTGACCAATTCGAGCGGGTTGGTCCACTTGACGAAGTGGTACGGGCTGTCCAACACCGGCATCCAGTTCTTCTCGCAGTACGACTCGCGGTTGGGAGGTTCGATGCGGTAGCGTCCCACTTCTTTCACCGCATCACCGAGCAGCTCCAGCTCAGATAGCTCCATGCGGCCCACACCGTTCTTGGTGGTGTCGCGCCGCACGCCGACGCCGTACAGATGCCCGTCCCACCGTACCAGCCGCGCGTCCTCCAAACCAACAAACTCACCTAGCGGCTCAGTATCCAGCACCGTGGTATCAATCTTCCAATAATGCTCGATGTCGAGATCGGCGGTCAACTTGCAAAGGTAGTTGGTGGTACGCAGGTGCTGGTCATGCTCCGGATTGAGGTAACTCAACGGACCCCAGCGATTGTTGAACAGCTCGCCTGTCTCGCAGTGGTACAGCACGTAGTTCACGCCGCGCAGGATGGCCCACACCTCGCCGTCGTCCACGAACACCGACGGGTTGCAGAAAGGCAGCCCACCGGACACAGAAGAGGGGAGAATCAGCGGTTTGCACGACCCACCCTGGGCCACCACCGTACTGGCAAAATTACGATTGTCCATTATGGATGCTTGAACCCCGCGATATTGGCTACGACAGTCTCCGTAGAAGTGACTGACCATGTTGGATTGATAGGCGACGCAGAGGAGTCGATCAGATAGGCGTCCGCGCTGTAACTGTAGCCGGTCGCGGTGTCAAGAATCGCAAAAGAATCGTTGATCGACAAGCCCGGAAGAGTGTTTGTCGAGGCCGTGCTTGTGATGATCAACTCATTTGTCGCCGACGCCGTTGTTGTATTTCGAGTTGTAACGCTGCAACGGCGCGGTACCAGTGTAATTCTGCTGGGCGGTCAAAAGTGCCGGGACCAGCAATAGCGCGGCGATTAACCGCCTCATACCGACGCCTCCAGTTTTTTGATGCGGGCATCCTGCTCGTTCACGGTTTCGGTCAGCTCCTTGATCGCGTTGAGGCTCGCCATCACTACCGGCACGATGTCGTAGTGGAGGATGTCGACCTCTTCCGTGTCGCCCTTGCGCAGCCGGCCCTTCAAGGCGTACACCGCCTCCGGGATCACGCCTTGAAGCTGGTTGGCCACCAAGCCGATGTTGTCACGTTCGGTGATTTCGGTGTCGTACAGGCCGTTCCACTTGAACACGCACGGGCGCACGCTCAGCACCGCCTGCACGCCGCCCAGGTACGGACGGATGTCGCGCTTGAGACGAATGTCCGATGTCGACCCCTGCCTGCCTTGCGCCCCTTGGATACCCTGGGTGCCCTGCGTACCGGTGGCTCCCTGAGACCCGGTGGCGCCTTGTACACCGCCAGACGGACCTTGCGTACCCGTGGTGCCTTGCGTCCCGGTTCCAGTCGTACCCTGTGTACCGGTGGTTCCTTGCGT